GTTAGTAATTTTATTAAAGAATCAAAATCGTTATATGGTTCAAAGGGAACTGCCGAGTCATTCCGCATATTATTCAACGTATTATATGGTGTCAACCCTAAAATAGTTGACTTAGAGGAGTTATTAATTAAACCATCAGGTGCTGAGTATATTCGCAGAGAAATAATATTAACTGAGGTTATAAGTGGCGATCCAAATAAACTTTTAGGACAAACAATCACCAAGTCTACTGATGATCAGACAAATGCTTCAATATCTGAAGTTGAAGTAATCACAAGAAATAGAAAAACATATTATAAGTTGAGTCTATTTGTCGGATACAACGATAGAAGTGGTATTAAAGGAACATTCACAATACCCGGAAAATCAAAAGTCATTGGTAATGTACCTATTGGATCTTCTGTAATCACTGTAGATTCGACTGTGGGGTTTGGTACTACCGGAACAATTATATCTGGTATCAATACAATTACATACACTGATAAGACTGTTAATCAGTTCCTAAATTGTACAGGCATCACATCAGACATATCAACAACTGATGATATAAGATCTGATGAGATATACTTTGGATATGAAAATGGAGACATAACAAAAAAAGTAGAATTAAGAATTACTGGGGTTTTATCAAATTTTGAGGTCATTCCTTCACCAACATCAAGTGTTACCACTGAAGGTGAAATAATTTCTGTTAAAAATCTAGGAGAAGTTGTACCAAATCCAGAAATAAAAAATACTAAAGAGACATTTTTTAATTCATGGATATACAATACTTCATGTACTTTCCAAATTAATAACTTTGCAGGTATTGGTACCGCAATTTTATCTTCCACACCTGACAAATCAAATTTGAAGGTTGGTGATAAAGTTGATGTTATTAGAAGAGGTGGAGATCAACAAGTTGAGGTATCAGATGCCATAATCACCGATATTACACAAAATAATGGTGTTAAATTAAATCTTGGTGGACAATCATTTACTATTCTACCAAATATTGATTATGACCTTCGTAGAAAGTTAGATAGAGTATTCAGTACAACATCTGATATACAATATGGAAATAATGTTATAACAGCAAACGTTCAAAACGTATATAACAAAGATGATGAAGAATATTATGTGGCTTCAACTTCATTACCTTCATATGACATACAAGAAACTGTGTTTAAGAGCACTATTCCAAGTTCTGCTGGTAATAATATTCAAGGATTTAGTAATTTATCGCAAAAATACTCCATTATATCATTTCCCCAAAATACAAGATTTATAACCGGTGATGCAGTTTTTTACAAACCCAGTAATTCAAATTTACCTCTTGGTGGTTTGGAGGAAGGTGTTTACTATATTGAAAAACTAGTACCAAATAACCAAATTAAAATATATCCATCAAGATCTTTTATACCAATCTCAGATAATTTAGAATTTACAAACGGTGAAATTACCGTAGGAGTAGCGACCACTGCTGTAGTTGGTGTTAATACAATAAAGGTTGATAATACGAATAATATACAAGTTGGAGATACTATTTCAGGAATTAATGTACCAAATTCTGGAATAACAACGATATCTTCAATTGATACAACAGAAAATCTATTAACTGTCGTTGGATTGACAACTGCTGCTATCCCATCTGGCACAAGAATATCAGTCACCACTGAGCATAGTTTTGTATTGTTGAGACACAAGAATGAGGAAATAGGTGTTCAAAAAATACTCAAAAAATTCCCTGCTGTTGCAAATATAAAATCAGGTAATGCAAGTTTAACAGAACCCGGTGCAACTGGTATTTTAGTTAATGGTGTTGAGATAACAAACTACAAATCAGCTGATAAAATTTACTATGGGCCTTTGACAGATGTTAAAGTTTTGAATGGTGGTTCAAATTTTGATGTTATTAGTTTACCATCTATAACAATTCCTCAAGCAGGATCAGGAACTACAGCACTATTACAACCTGTGGTTAAAGGAGACCTTAAAGAGGTATTAGTTGATCAACAAAGTTTTGATATTGAAGATGTTCTTTCAATCACGATATCTGGTGGTAACGGTACAGGAGCAGTTTTAAAACCAATTGTTCGCAGAAGATTTAGAGAAATGAAGTTTGATGGGAGAACTACTGCAGTAAGAGGTGGCATAGATGTTTTACATGACCAACTTATTTTTAGTGAACCTCATAATTTATTAAATGGTGAACCTTTGGTATATGATAATAATGAAAACCCATCATTAGGTGTTGGTATTTTTAGTGGATCTAACACTGATCAAAATAAAACTTTATCAAATGGATCAGTTTACTATCCTCAAGTTATTGGTATTTCTTCTATCAGGTTATATGAAAATGTTAACGATTTTAATTCAGGAATTAATACTGTTGGATTCACCACAATTAATGCTCAAGGAACTCATATATTCAAAACATTAGAAAAGAAAAGATTCTTACGTTCAGTTATTATTGAAAATTCCGGCACAAATTATACAAATAGAAAATTAATCGTAAAACCCTCTGGAATATCAACTATAGAAAATACTATTAATTTCCCAAATCATGGGTTTCTTAATGGTGAGGTAATTACTTACAATTTCGCTGCTGGTGGAACTGTAATTTCAGGATTGAGTTCTTCAACTCGTTATAAGATAATAAAATTAGATGATGATTCGTTTAGATTAGCAAATGCTGGAGCAGCCGGAACTGATACTACGGATTATGATAGGTTAGATTATGTTAAATTATCATCAACTGGTGCAGGATTGCAGGAGTTTGCATTTCCTGAAATAACTTTGAGTGTGAATGCAATCTATTCACCTACTACATTTACTCGAACAGGTGATCTTGTTATTACACCTGTAGTTCGTGGATCTATTATTAATAGTTATCTTTATGAATCTGGATCTAATTATGGATCTGACATCTTAAATTTTGAGAAAAAACCCGGTGTCATAACAAAGACAGGTAAAGTTGCAGAATTGAAAGTTATAGCATCTAAAGGTAGAATATCATTCGTAGACGTTAGATATGGTGGTAAAGAGTATTTTTCACCCCCAGATTTAGAATTAGTTGGTGTGGGCACTGGAGTTGGTGCAAAACTTAGACCAGTAATATCTGATGGAAGAATTACTGATGTTAAAATTATAAATGCAGGAATAGGATATAGTGATTCACCCTCTGTAAATGTGATACCTGCAGGTTCTGGACAAATCTTTGACCCATCAGTAAGATCACTAACCGTAAATAACTTAGAAAGATTTGATGATGAAATACTACTCAGGGATTCTGAAACAAATCTTCAATATTCTGTAGTTGGATACAATACATCTCTATACACTAATCAATTTAAAGACCCTGATCCAATAACAGGTCATTCTCCAATAATTGGTTGGGCATATGATGGAAATCCAATTTATGGGCCTTATGGATATAGAGATGCTGCTGATTCAAACTCTACTATTCAAATATTAAAGACTGGATATGATTTAAATGTAAGTAATGTTGAAAATCGCCCATCAAACTTTGCGAATGGATTTTTTGTAAATGATTATGAATTTAATGATTCGGGTGCTTTAGATAAAAGTAATGGTAGATTTTGTAAAACACCAGATTATCCTGATGGAGTTTATGCTTACTTTGTAGGTGTTACTACAGGTGCTCAAGGTAACTTAGTTCCAAAATTCCCATATTTTATTGGTGATACTTACAGATCTAAACCAGATGCCGATAATTTTTCAATCACCCAGACAAATTTTGATTTAAATGAAAATAATTTAACACGTAATACCTTACCATATGCAATTGCAGATCCAACTGCAGGTAGCGATTTCTTTATAGAATCGAATGAAATACTTGAACAGAACTCAGTGGTTGAATCAGTAACTAGGGGTAATGTTGAGGGATTCCAAATAGTTGAATCAGGAAGTAACTATAAAGTAAATGATAGTTTGAATTTTGATAATACAGGAACCTCTGGTGGAGGTGCAAGTGCCTTTGTTTCAAAGATAGAGGGTAAAGAGATATCAAGTGTAACAACCACTGTTCAAACTTATGATGATGTTGTTTATGTGAGAGATAATGACACTCAAGTAAGTGCGTTTATATCAACATCTCACACATATTCTGATAATGATAATATTGTTGTTTCAGGATTATCTACAAGTATTTCAGGATTGACAGATTCCCATAAAGTAGGTGTATCATCTGAGATAGTAGTGTTATATAAGGCAATGGGTGCAAATGCAACTGCCGGAGTTGTCACAGACATATATGTATCATCTATTCCTGATAGAGTTTCAGCTGGTAGTAGTATAGGTATAGGTACAGAAAAATTACAAGTTATTAATAGATTTGATCAAAGAAAAATACTGAGAGTGAAAAGAGGTATAGTAGGTGGTTCAGGACATGCCTTATCTGACACTGTTTCTACAGTACCGCATAAGTTTACTATACCATTAGTAACAGATCCATTTGAATCAAAGGTAAATGATAAAGTATTTTTTAATCCAAAAGAGCAAGTTGGTTTAGCACTCACTGCAGGAACCGTAGTTGCAATGGGAAAATCATTTACAACGGGTGAAAGATCGAAGGTAATTAGTGTTCCAGCAAAAAGTATATTTCTCCCTAATCACCCATTTGTAAATAATCAACAACTTACATTTACAATACCTAGTGGTGCCGGTAATATAGTATGTGGAACAGGGGTTACTCAAGCAGTTAACGCTAATTTTAATTTAACTTCAGGTTCAACTGTATTTGCGAAAAGAATTTCAAGTGATTTGGTAGGATTGTCAACTGTTAAAAATGGTGAAACAATATTCTTTAAAACCACTCCTACTGATAATTTTGAGTATCTTTTAGAATCAAATCACACACAAGTTATTGGAAAGGCACAAAAAGTAACTTCTCATGTTGCAGTATCCACAGCACATAATCTTACAGAATTAGATAAAATAGATCTTACTATTGATTCAAATCGGTCTGGTGGATTAGGAATAAGCACATCTGTTATTGTGAAATATTCTGCTTCACAGGATAAAATACTTATCAATCCACTCACAGTGGCCCAAGCAAATATAGGTGCAGATACAATATTCAAGGATGATCATGGATTTGTGAATGGTCAAAAGATTTATTATGATGGAGGTTCAGCACAAGCAACAGGATTAACAACCTCATGTTATTTTGTGTATAGGATAAGTGATGATGCGTTCCAGTTAGGAGAAACTAGAAGTGATGTAACTAAAGAACCACCAAATGTTGTAGGAATCACTACCAATACTGGTGGAGCAGGACAAACTTTCTCATTAGTAAATCCACCATTATCCACTGTTAACAATAACGATCTTGTATTCTATGTTTCAGACTCAAGTTTAAATGGATATGAATTTAATTTTTATTATGACAAATTATTTAAAAACGAGTTTGTTTCAACTGGAACTACAAGTGGATTTGTGGTTGAAAAGGTTGGAACCGTGGGTGCTGGTACAACATCAACAATCACTTTGAAACATAGTAAAGATAACCCTCTTAATATTTACTATGCCATAGAAAAATCTGGATTCATAAGCACCACTGATACTGATGTTAAAAATGGATCAAGAATCAATTATATCGATAGTGTTTATAACGGAAGTTATACTACTTTTGGTGTAGGATCTACATCATTTAATATATCTTTAAAAGGTGTTCCAGAAAAACTAACATATAACAGAACTGAAATTGATAAGATGTCGTATCTTACTAATTCATCGTCAGCTTCTGGTGGTATTGGTAATATAAATTTAGCATCTAGTGGATTTGGATATAAAAAGATTCCCGGAATTTCTAGTGTAACATCAACCAGTGGTGTAGATGCAAAAATTCTTTGTCTATCTGATAGTATAAACAAAATTAATAAGGTTCGTATATTAGATCCCGGTTTTGAATATGCTTCCGATAAAACTCTAAAACCTGAAGCAAGAATATCACCAACAGTAACATTAATTAATTCAGATCTAATATCAAGTATAGAAGTGGTAAGTGGTGGTACTGATTATCTTGTAGCACCTGATATTGTAATTGTTGATCCGGAAACTGGTTTATTAACAGATCAGGGTGTTATTGAAGTAGAGTTATCTTCAAGTTCTGTTTCATCTATTAACATAATAAGTTCACCTAGAGGTTTAAAACCTGTTGAGAGTAGAGTTAGAACCATCAATAATTCAAATGGTATACCTGTTCAAACTGTTGTAGGTATGGCAAATACCGCCTCTGTTGGTGTTGTTACATGTACATTAGTAACACCAATCGGTGGATTCCCAAATCCTCCATTTGCTGTTGGAGATCAGATATTTGTTGAAGGTATTCAGTTAGATTCCTCATCTGGAACAGGTTATAATTCAACAGACTATGGATATAATTTCTTTAAAGTAACTGATTATCAGAATGCGAGTCCTGCAAAATTAGAATTTAATTTAAGTGGGATTGCGACAGCTGTTGGTGTTGCAAAGACTTCACAACAAAATTACGCAACAATAACAAACTTTAATAAGTACCCACAGTTTAAGACAACTCAAAAATCTGCACAGTTTACTCCCGGTGAGAAGGTAGCAGTTAGAGAGAGTGGAAATTTCGTACTCACAGATCTTAGTGTCCTAGAAAACACTGACGAATTTATAAAAGTTAGAGGCAAACGTGAATTAATCGTAGGAAATACAATAAGGGGTGAAATATCAGGTACAGTTGCTACTGTTAATACTATCTCAAATAATAGAGGTATATTTAATATTGATTATTCATTAGAGCAAGGTCGTGGATGGAGTAATGAAACTGGTAAATTAAGTGAAGATCATCAGGTCATCTCTGATAATGATTACTACCAAAATTTATCATATGCAATTCAAAGTCCTCAAACATTTGAAGAAATAGTAGACCCTGTAAACCGACTTGTTCACACAGCTGGACTGAAAAATTTTGCTGATACTGGTATTACATCAACTGCAAAGTCTGGTATCAGTTCCGAGTCTGCACTTATTGTAAATAGAGACTTAATTACAAATGAAAGAACAGATACAATTAACTTTTTTGATTATGCGGTTGATACGGATACAACGTTAAATGGATCCCAATCAAAATTCCTAAAATTAAATAATGTAAAACTATCAAGTTATGTTGAGTGTAGAACAAATAGAGTATTAGATATTGATGATATTAGTTCTCAGTTCTCAAATACAACTAGTTCACAGGATGGCAAAGTAAGTATAGCAATTAATGATGATTATGAAAGTTTCTTAATTCAGACAAAAAATCCGGCAACAAGTGAAATACAAATAGATGAAGTTGTTGTATTTAAAGATTCTTCTGACACATTTACCTTTGAAAGAAATAACTTAGGCATAGGTACTCAAAAGATCATGGATGTAGTAGGATTTACTGATTCTGCGACAAGTGATACCTTCTTGAACATCACTCCTACAAATCCATTTGATGATGATTTAGATATAAAAATTTACAGAAGTAAGTTTAACAGTCCTACAGCTGGTATTAATACGCTAAGTGTAGGTTTCGCAAATGTAATTGGTGTTGCAAAAACTGCTGACCCAAGTGCAACAATTAGTCTTGTGAGTTCACCTATAGGTGTTACATCTGCGTTCTATTCAACAATAGAAATAACAGATAATGCAACTAACGAAAAAAACTTAGTTGACATTTATGCGACTCATGATGGAACAAATTCATATTTCAGTGAATACTATGTTGATAGTGGAACAATTAATAATTTCTCTTCAAACTTTATCGGTACATTTACTTCAAACCTTACAGGTGGAGTTTTATCAATCAATTTTGAAAATACGGGAATAAACACCGCAACTTTAAGATCTAAGACTGTTGGATTTGGATTAACTTCAGTTGGTATAGGAACATTTAGATTTAAAGATCCTGCAGAAATAGCAGGAAATGAAAGATCTGTAAATTTACAGTCCGACTTTAAGAGGGTCACAAGCACCTCTACAATCGTTGGAGTTGATTCAAATAAGTTTAGTACCATAAAGAGTATTGTTAAGGTTGCATACGGTTCCACAATCGCCATACATGAGGTATTGGCGACACATAATGGAACTGATACATCTATCGTACATTATCCTTTCATATCAATTGGTAGCACAGCTGGTATTGGAACATTCATTGCTAATTTTGCAAATAATAAATTCAATGTAAGATTTAATCCAGATACTGGTGTAACGAATGCTGAAGTAAGTGCTTTTAGTGAACTGTTCTATACTGATCTTGATTTTTTCAATACACCACCTGAAGTTGTTATTGGTCGTGTATCAGAAAATGTTGGTGTAAGTTTGTATAATGCAGTTAATGGTAATAGAGCAAATAAAACAGAATTTGAACTTAAACATGGTGGAGTTCCTATATTTGCTAAAACATTTAATCCTACAGACACATCGTTACTTAACGCTGCTACTGGTGAGTTCTTTATTAAAGATCATTTCTTTAACACTGGAGAAAAATTAAAATATACTCCAAGAAGTACATTTATTGGAGTGAACCCAGTTTCAATGAAAATTGCTAGTACAACAAATTTACCAACAGACGTTTTTGCTATTAGGGTCAACAAAGATAAATTTAAACTTGCAACATCACAAAATAATGCTAATGCAGGTACCGCTGTCACATTTACAGCACTAGGTGAAGGAAATGCTCATCAACTTGAAATGGATAAAAAACTTGAAAAGAGTATTGTAGTTGTTGATGGATTGATTCAATCACCAATAGCATTTACTCCTGTAAATACAACTTTGGTTAACAATGGTGGTAGTATATCTGCGACAGATACTATCGCAAGTCTTGCTGGTATATCTTCTGTTGCTCAAGGAGATTTACTTAAGATTGGCACTGAGATATTAAAAGTAAATTCAGTTGGTTTTGGAACACTAGCAATCGGCCCAATAACAGGTGGTGGATCATTCAAATTAGTTGGTGTTGAAAGAGGAGCACTAGGAACTACAGCAGCATCACACAATGATAATACAGCGGTTAGAAAATTCAAGGGATCATTTAACATCGTAGATAGTTCAATACACTTTACAGATGCACCCAAGGGAACAAACTTTATTACTAAAAATGCATCAGGTCTTGAGTTTCCAAGATCAGATTTTCATGGTAGAGTTTACTTAAGAAATGATTACTCAAATAATAGAATATTTGATGATATTTCAGATGGATTTACTGGTGTTGGTGCAACACATATAATGAAGGTTGCTGGATCAAATACTACTGGTATTCAAACTGGTGGAAGTATTATTCTTATGAATGGAATATTCCAAACTCCAACCACAGAAAATAACCAAGGTAATAATTATGACTTTATAGGTGATACTACAGCGGGTATAACAACAGTTGTATTTACAGGTATTACATCAACTGATGGAACAACTAAAGTAATCAGTGAGTCTGATGTCAACTTGAATCAACTACCTAGAGGTGGAATGATTGTTTCACTTGGATCAACAGGTGGACTAGGAGTTGCACCATTGGCAGGTGCTGCAGTAACCGCAGTTAAAAACAATGCTGGTCAGATAACAGCAGTTGGTGTCGGAACTGCTGATAGACACGGATCAGGATATAGAGGCACAGTAGCAATAGGTATTACTGATATTGCTTATGAACATAGATTTGTAAGATCTGGAATAGGTTCAATCAGAAAGGGATCATTCTCAGGTCAAGCATTTACAGCAACAAATGCAGTTTATACATCACATACAGGATACTTAGACATTACTTTACCAAGTGGTCATGGATTAACTACAAGTGATACAGTCGGTATTGATACTGGTGGTCTTGTATTCACTTGCTCAAAAGATCATTTTGTTACCGAGCATCCTTATCCAAGATCAGGCCCAACTCCAAGTAATTCAGCAGGTGGAGACCCTATTGTTGGTATTCAGACAGCAATCACAGCAGTCAGTGGAAATGTAGTAACTATATTTGTTGGTCAAGGTGGTGGAGGAGGAACCGGAGCAAGTATCACTGCTACAGTCGGTGCTGGTGGTACTTTGGCGTTCACTGTTGCTGGTGCTGGTATTTCATACACAAATCCTCAAATTATAGTTCCCGATCCTTCTTATGAAGATCTTGAAGTTATTGGTGTCTCACGTTTAGGAATAGGCCCAACAACCGATACTGGATTTGGTTTAAAAGTTTCAATAAATGTCGGTGCTAGTGCGACTGTAGGTATAGGATCCACATTACATACTGTTGAATCATTTAAGATTACAAGAAATGGATTTGGATTTAAGAAGGGAGATGTGATTAGACCTGTTGGACTTGTGACAGCTCTTGGACTATCTAATAAGGTAAGTGAATTTGACTTGACTGTTACTGAGATCTTTACAGATAACTTTGCATCATGGGATTTTGGTGAATTTGATAATCTTGATGATATCAAAAACTTACAAGATGGTAAGAGAACACGATTCCCAATAAGATTGAATGGACAGTTATTGAGTTTTGAAATAGATGGTAGGGTTGATGAATCATCACTTATTGACATGAAAGATTTATTCTTAATATTTGTTAATGGTGTTTTACAAGAACCCGGAAAAAATTATAATTTTGAGGGTGGTACAACATTTGACTTTGCGACTGCACCTGATGAAAATGATGATATTGCTATTTTCTTCTACAAAGGAACAGCAGGAGGTTCAAATCCAGATACTGTTGTAGTTGATGTTCAACAAACATTGAAGAAAGGTGATGTTGTAACAGTCGGTGGACTTCCCGGTGAGTTGACTGACACTACTCAGAACCCTAGAACTGTAGTAGGTATCACTACATCAGATACATTTGAGACTGAGATTTATAATGGCCCCGGAATAGGTGTCACATTTAAACCAATAATAAATTGGAGAAAACAAAAAATAGACAAAATTATTGGTGGTGAAGTTGTTTCTAAGTCAAGAGACTCTCTTACATCACTTATATTCCCAACTGCAAGAATAATAGGTAATCTTGGAACTGGAAATGACCCAGACATTTTTGTCGATGATGCTCAATTCTTTGAGTATGAGGAAGACTTTTCCTCACTTGTAATTAATAATTTTGGTGCACGTATTGTAAACGATATTGGACATACTCCTGCTAAGTTAACTGCAACAGTTTCTGGAACTGGACAAGTTACAGGTGTTACAGTTGTAGAAGGGGGAAGTGGTTATGTTGGATCTGCAGTTACATTATCAATATCTGCTCCCGTGGGTGTGGGTATTGGAACTACCTTAAGAACACAGTTTGAAAAAGCAGGTATATCAACATTTGCAGTTGCGACAGGTAATATTACTAATGGTGCAATAGCGTCTGTGACCATGAATAATGTTGGATTTGGTTATACAACAACAAATCTACCTAAAGTCATTGCCCCTGTTCCAGAACCAATAACAGAAAAATTAACTGGAATTGATAAAGTTCAAGGATTTAGTGGAATAATTACTGCTATATCAGTAACAAGTGGTTCTGGTGGTGGCACTGGAAGAGGTCTAAGAGTTGGACTAGCGAGAACAGCAGGTAATTTCAATACACTTCAAGTTGGATATCCAATATACCTATTTGATACAAAGGTTGGTAATGGTGTGACATCTATCGGTACAAATGCCAATAATACAAATGTAGTGGGTATTGGAACATTGTTTGCGGATAATATCTACATTATTCAGGCTTTAAATTATACAAGTAACACTGGTGTATGTGAGATATTGGTAAATATACATTCAGGTGTAAATACAACAGGATTATCTACTTCATATTCACTATTAGGTGATAGAGGTAATTTCTCTTGGGGTAGATTATTTGCAGATACAGGTTCAATGGGAAGAGATAATCCAATCTCTCTCACTGTTACAGGCAACACTGTGGGACTTACAACTGGTCTAGGAATAGGAACATTTCCTATAATAGAAAGGAGAAATATTGGTGTTCGTGACACCGGTGCAGTCAAGAGTAAGTTATCATGATGATTTCCCGTATAAATATAGAAAAAAAGTAATAAAATGCCAGCAGTTATCACGGATCAGTTTAGAATATTGAATGCAAGTAACTTTATTGACACAGTTACAGGCATAGGAGCGTCTGATCCTATTAATTCTTTTTATGTTACTCTTGGTCTTCCAAATGCAGAGGCCGTGGGTTTTGGTAGAACAAGTAATTTTAATGATGTTCCTCCTGCTCCGATTGATAATATCAACACAAATAATCATATTGGTGATACAACTTTATTTGGTAAAAGAGTAACTGGAAAAAATGTTAGAAGATTGATAAGAAGAGTTGATTGGACACAGGGAACAAGATATGAGATGTATAGGCATGACTATAGTATTAATTCACGCTCTCCAATTACAAAATCTGCAAGATTATATGATGCAAATTATTATGTGATGAATGAAAATTTCAATGTATATGTTTGTATTGATAATGGATCAACAGGAATAAACACTACAGGTAATGCATCTCAAGATCAACCAACATTCACCGATTTAGAACCATCAAAAGCAGGTGAGAGTGGAGATGGTTACATTTGGAAGTTTTTATACACAGTTTCACCAAGTGATATTATTAAATTCGACTCAACTGAATTTATAGCAGTTCCAAATGATTGGAGCACATCAACTGATGCTGTCATTCAAGCAGTACGTGAGAATGGAGATTCTGAGTTGAATAACAACCAAATAAAAAAAGTATATATTGAAAAACAAGGTGGGCCAGGTTATATTGGTGGATTGGGACAGGAGTTCCCAATACTAGGTGATGGCACTGGTGGTAAAGTGGTTGTTGATGTTGTTGGTGGTAAAATAACTAATGCAGTTGTTTCATCTGGTGGAAAAGGTTATACATACGGTATTGTCGATTTAGGTTCTATAAATGGTAATGTTACGAATTTTGCTAAGTTAGTCCCAATAATTCCACCTTCAAGAGGACATGGTTATGATCTTTATGAGGAATTGGGAACTGATCGTGTGCTTTGTTATGCAAGATTTGGTGGTGATAACAAAGATTTTCCGGTTGATACTGAATTTGCACAAGTAACTTTAATTAAAAATCCAACTTCAGTTGGAACAACATCTGTTTATTTCAATGATTCATTTTCGTCTATGTCTGCTTTAAAGTTTCCAAGCACTACTACCTCTAACCCAATTGTAGGCAATAAAATTGAACAAGTTGTATCAGGTGGAACAGCAGTTGGATATGTAGCTTCTTGGGATAAAGAGACAAAAGTTTTGAAATATATTCAGGACAGGTCATTATACTTTGATCCTGCAAACGCAGCAGTTGTTGATCAAACAGATTATGATGATGTTGATTCAAAAGGAAAAGTCTTAGAATTTGAAGCAACATCAGCGAATGTCATATCATCTGGTTTTGCTGCAGCGATTGACACAAATTTCAATGCTGGAATTACCACGGTTGGAACTAAAAATGTTGATCTAGGTGTGACCTTTACAAATGGACTTGCAAAATCCGAAATAAATAAAGGGTCAGGTACAATACTTTACATTGATAATAGGGCGACTATCAAAAGAAACTCTAGACAAAAAGAAGACATTAAAATCATTCTGGAATTCTAAAAAATGCCACAAAAAACGAATTTAAATATAAGTCCTTATTACGACGATTTTAAGAAGGATAATAATTTTTACAGGGTACTGTTCAATCCGGGCAAACCTGTTCAAGCTAGGGAATTAACAACTCTCCAATCCATCCTACAGGATCAGATTGAATCTTTTGGTAGTCATATGTTCAAAGAGGGATCAATGGTGATCCCCGGAAACATACAATATGATGCTGAGTATTTTTCGATTAAATTGGACTCTATTCATTTGGGAACAGCAGTCTCAGTATACGTTGAAAATTTAAAGGGTAAAATATTAACAGGACAAAGTAGTGGCATTAAAGTTCTTGTTGATGATTACTCTTTACCAAATGAGTCAACAGGAATTACAGATTTAACATTTTTCATCAAATATCTTGACTCAGGAAATTCTAATGATGTTTCATTCTTAGAAGATGGTGAAGATTTACTCGTTGACGAAGGATTTGTATACGGGAATACTCCAATAAATTCTGGAGATTCTGTTGCAACATTGATAGAAAATAATGCATCCTTCACAGGATGTTCTGCATCTATCGCTAATGGTGTTTTCTTTATAAGAGGTCATTTTGTAAACGTATCAGCAGATAGAATTGTATTAGATCCATATACAAATAATCCATCTTACAGAGTTGGTCTCTTTATTCAGGAAGAATTAGTTAATTCTGATTCAGATTCCTCATTGAATGACAATGCAAGAGGATTTTCAAACTTTGCAGCTCCGGGTGCTGATAGATTAAAAATATCTACAAGTTTGACTAAAAAAGGATTAACAGACTTTAATGATAAAAATTTCGTAGAATTAATCCGTCTTGATGATGGAGAATTAAAAAAATTACAAAATACCACTCAATATTCACTAATAAGAGATTATTTTGCAAAAAGAACTTTTGAGGAATCAGGTAACTACTCTCTTAAGAATTTTAAATTAGAAGCATTTGAATCATTGAATGATGGAATATCAAATGAGGGTATCTTTACATCTGATGAATTGACAGATCAGGGTGTAACACCATCTGATGATTTAATAGCACTAAAAGTATCACCCGGTAAGGCATATGTAAGAGGTTATGATATTGAAAGACCAGCAACAACAGTATTGGATATTAATAAACCAAGAGATAAGAAAACAATTGAAAATAGTTCTGTTCCATTTAGACTTGGGACACTATTTCAAGTGAACCGTGTTGCTGGAACACCCAAAATTGGTTTAGATGTAGATTTAGCCATTAGTTTATTTGATCAAAGAAAAGGTGCTACAAACAATGCAACAAGCGGAACAGGGACTCAAATAGGAAATGCAAGAGTATATGCATTTGAACATCATGACAGGACAGGAGGTACTCCAGACGTAAAGTTTGATCTTTACTTATATGATATACAAACATGGACTATATTGACCGTAAACAAAGCATTAAGTAGTACAGAGTTACCCGATACTGGATTTGTAGAAGGATTATCAAGTGGTGCTTCAGGATTTGCTGTTAGTGCTGGTGGTAACAGTGCAACAATCTCATTAAGAGATACGTCAGGAACATTTATTGCGGGTGAAGAATTAAGATTTTGTGGAGATTCTGGAGGAGTAACTAGAACAGTAGCAACAGTATCAGAAAAATCTATAAGAGATGTCAAATCTGTCTTTCAAGATGCTAGTACAACATCTTTGGCAACTGATTTTAGTGCGGATTTAGTATTAAAGCCATCACTAATAAAAGAATTATCTCCATCAGATGAAGTGAGTATTAGCGGTTCAAATGTATTAACTTGTGCCGGTAAAACATTTGGATCATTAAGAGTTGGTGATCATATCACTTATAATTTTAGAGGAGATACCGATCCTAGATTACATCGAATTACTGCAATAAGTTCTGATTTAAAATCACTTACTTTATCAGCAGTTACAGCAGTGAGTGGAGTCTGTGTAGCAACTATAAACCAACAAGATGATATATCAGGTGTTCGTTTGGCAGTCCCTGTAGTACAGAATGAAGAAACTGGTTTATTCGCAGAATTGCAAGAGAAAAATATATCAGATGTCGATTTAACTGGATCAGAGTTAACAATAAAAACTCAAATTACAGGTAAATCAACTGATTCTGTAGGAACACTCACATTCAATTTGTCAGATTTAGTTGGTATTTCGAGTGCTTTGTTTGAAACATTTGATAATGACAGATATTCGGTTCATTTTTCAGGTGGTGGTATTGCATCTTTATCATCTGATCAATTCACTTTATCGAATAATGCATCAACTGTAACTATTACAGGAATAACCGCAAGTCAATCAAATGTAAGCATAAATGCGACTGTTAAGAAAGTTTCTATAAGTACAAAACAAAAAACATTTGATAGAAGTCAACCAATAATTGTTAATAAAACAGTATCTGGTATATCTACTGTCAATGGACTAACAGAAAATAAACATTTTGGTTTACGAGTTGAGGATAAAATAATCTCACTAAACACACCAGATGTTGTTGAAGTTGTAGGTATATATGAATCACTTACAAATGCTCTTCCTGTATTAGATAGATTAGTATTTGTAAGTGGTTTAGCACTTAACACTGCATCAATATTAGGTGAACGAATAGTCGGATCTGTAAGTGGTGCGATTGCTCAAATTACTGACAGAGCTTCAGCAACAGTTGTTGAAATTGCATACTTGACACCACAGCAATTTATTGTCGGTGAAAGAGTAACTTTCAAAGAATCTAACATAGTAACTAATCTACAGGGTGTAACAGCTGGATCATATCTCAATATAACATCAAATTATACTCTTGATAAAGCACAAAAATCATCATTCTATGATTATTCTAGAATTGTAAGAAAAGATGGTGTCAGAGTTCCAAATCGTCAGTTAAAAATTTTATTAAACCGATACATAATTCCCCAAAATGACAAGGGTGATGTCTATACAGTTGGATCATATGATGAAAAAAGATTCAAAAATGACGTACCTATTTTGCCGGGTGGAATAAGAGCAACCGATACTCTTGACTTTAGACCAAGAGTTGCTGACTTTACAGTAACTAATGTAAGTCCATTTACATTTCAATCTAGAAATTTGGGTGGTGCAGGTGTAAATCCATCATTAGTACCATCTCCAAATGAAAGTTCAATAATTGGAATTAGTCATTATCTACCACGAACTGACAAAATTATTTTAGATCCCTCTGCTAATATAGATCAGAGATATACATCTGGTGAATTTGTTGTTGTAGAGGGTGTATCATCTAAGAATCCAATAGCTCCTGATGATATTGAATTGGGAATGACTGTGGCAACTCTTAAATTACCTGCATACTGTTATAATCCTGATGATATTGAAATTGTAGTAGTAGATAATCGTAGATTTACGATGAGAGATATAGGTAAAATAGAAGACAGAGTTTCAAACTTAGAGGAAATAACATCATTAAGTTTACTTGAGTTGGATACAAAAACATTCCAAGTTCAAGATGCTGATGGTTTATCAAGATTTAAGTCAGGATTTTTTGTAGACGATTTCAAAAACAATACCCTGTTGGATATTAATAATCCAGATTGTAAATGTGATATTGATTCTGCAAACGAGCAATTGGTATCACCCACAGATTTCTATTCACTAAAACCAGAATTAGCATTAGATCCAACAATAGATTCCACGACTGCTGATTTTTCATCAGATTTAGATTTACTCGACTCTGGAATTAAGAAAACAGGTGATATACTAACATTAGACTACGACGAGGTTACACTTTTAGAACAACCACTAGCATCAAGAGCTGAAAATGTAAACCCATTTAATGTAGTATCATTCAGAGGGAACATTACTCTTAATCCAAGTGCTGATATCTGGACAAGAAATGTTGTATTGGATAACGGTAATCGAAGTGTATTTGGTGACACTGAAGGATCAGTTACAACTCAATTCTTGGTAAGTAGTGAACCAGAAAAACACATGCGTTCGAGAAACGTTGAATTTGAAGCAACAACTCTCAAACCAAACACAAGATATTATCCATTCTTTGATAGTGCTAGTGGAATCGATATAGTTCCAAAATTAATTGAAATTGAAATGGAATCTGGATCATTCCAGATCGGAGAAAGAGTATTTGCAGTTTTACAGCAAAATAATTCGGGTGATTTTGGGCCAAATATCATTGGTAGATTTAGAATCGCACAACCTAATCATAAGAGAGGGCCTTTCTCATCACCATCATTAGTTTATACTAATAATCCATATGATCCTAGCATAACTATACCGTCTACATATTCAGCATCATCCACTGTTCTTAATATTGATACAGCATCATTAGCAGAAGAGGCACAAGGTAACTTTTTTGGAAGAATAGATCCTTTGGCAATCTTTATTGGTGAGACAAGTGGTGCAATCGCTGTAATATCTAGAAGTGTCACTAGCATAAGACTGATTACTGATAGAGTTGGTAGTGTAAGAGGAACATTCTTTATTCGTGATCCTTTAACAACACCCGTACCTCCATTACGTTTTACAAATGGAAATAAGTCATTTAAATTAACTACAAGCCCTACGAACGTAAATGCTGTACCAAACTCTCCTGCTGTAAGTAGTGTTCAAACAACATATTTGACTGCTGGTGTTGTTGATACATTATCACAGACAACAATAGGTATTAGAGAATTACCACCACCTCCAATTCCTCAAATAATTAATATAACAAATGTATTCCAAACTATTGAAATTGATGATGGAGACCCTCTTGCTCAATCATTTACTGTAGATGAAACTGGTTGTTTCTTAACATCTGTTGACATCTTCATGAAAAAGAAAGATGTCAAAGAGCAACTAACTGTTCAAGTAAGAACTATGGAATTAGGAACTCCTACACTAACCCAAGTTCAAGACTTTGCTTCAGTAACCCTTGATCCATCTCAAATCAATGTATCTGAGGATGCATCTGCAGCAACTAACGTTAAATTCCCATCACCAATTTTTCTTGAAGGTGGACAAGAATATTGTATAGTTCTTCTTGCACCAACAACCAATAATTATGAAGCATGGATAGCAAGAATGGGTGATTCAACTATTGACACACAGACATTACCAGACTCTGAAAGTGTTGTTATATCTCAACAATATATTGGTGGTAGTTTGTTTAAATCTCAGAACGGATCAATCTGGACACCAAGCCAGTTTGAAGATATGAAGATTAAGTTGAATAAGGCAAAATTTAGCACAACAACTGCATCCGCATTTCTTTATAATCCTTCAATTGATTATGAAAGTAGTCAAGTTCCAACTCTTACAAACAATGGTGTCAAAACATATCCACGTAAATTAAGAGTGCAAACTACTAATATGACGAGTGCAGGTATGACAAACTTACTCGTATCTGGTAGAAAGGTTAGTGATGGAACAACTGCTACAGATCCTTTTGGATTTATTGAATCAACAGGTGGCCCAATTAATGCCAGATCTATAACAAATCCCGGTGCTGGATATTCAAATGGACAGTTTAGCAATGTTCCATTGTTTGCAATAACTGGTAACGGAACTGGTGCTACAGCAACAGTGACTGTTAGTGGTGGTGTTGTGACTAATATTAATAGTATACAAAGTAATGGTAATGGATATGCGGTTGGAGATGTGGTTGGTTTGACCACATCAAACATGGTAAAGGGTAGTGGTGCTCAGATAACTGTTTCAACAATCACAGGAACTGATACATTATATCTAACAAATGTTCAGGGTGAAAACTTCACAAATGGTGATTTGGTTATTTACAATGACTCTAACACTGCAGTATCTTATGCAAATACCGATATTACTTCATCATCTGTATTGAATCCACTTTTTGAGGGTGATGTATTAGAGGTATCTCATTATAATCATGGAATGACAGCAGGTAACAATACTGTTCAAATTTCAGGTGTAGAACCAACAACGAAACCCGTGGTAGTAACATCTGCCATTGGATTGCAGGATAGTATCATTGTTGTGGGTGCAGCGAATACTTCCGAGTTTGCTACATTTGAGGGAATCACTACTTCAACTGGTTATGTTAAGGTCAATAATGAAATCATTTACTATAATTCTGTTACAAACGTTGGTCTAGGTATCTCTGAAAGAGGTATTGATGGTTCAAGTATTGTCACTCATCCTATTAATAGTTTGGCTCGTAAGTATGAATTTAACGGTTTATCACTAACAGGAATTAATACAACTCATACTATGCCTTCTGATGCTACATTAACATCTAAAAAAGATATTGATAATTATTATCTTAAGATTGCTAGAGGTGCAGGAAGACCAAATCTTCCTAACAGAGGATCAGGTGATAGTCAAGCAAGTTTCACTGATGAGAGAGTGGGTGGGGGATCAGAAATGCATGCCTCAAAGAATATTCAATATAATGCAGTTTACCCTGTGTTTAATACGCTACAACCCGGAAAGACTAAATTAACTGCTCAATTGAGAAGTGTTAGTGGAACAAGTGTTGGTGGTAATGAAATTTCATTCCTTGATCAAGGTTATGAAGATGTTGAATTAAATAAGATTAATCCTTTGACCACAACTAGATTGGTGGCATCATCACAAAATGAAGCAGCTAGAATAACTGATTTGCCAAAGAGTAGATCAAGTACATTATCAATGACTTTCTCAAGTGAGGATGAAAATTTATCTCCTGCTGTTGATACTTCAAATGGGACAGTGATATATGTAAGAAATAGATTAAATAAACCAATTGATGATTATGTCTCTGATGATAGAGTCAAATTAAATCTTGGTGATCCTCATGCTTCAACATATATTAGTAATCGCGTTGATGTCAAACAACCTGCAACATCACTTAAAATATTAGTGAGTTCTAATCGTAGAAATTCTGCAGATTTCAGAGCACTGTTTAAAATATTCAGAGTAGATTCTGAAGATGTCGAACAATCATTTAAACTATTTCCCGGATTTGATAATTTAAATGACACCGATGGTGACGGATTCGGTGACGAAGTTCGTGATGCTGGTAAGAATACTGGTAAACCAGATGCATTAGTTCCAGCGAGCACATCGGGTGAATTTGTAGATTATGTATTTACAGTTGATGATCTTAGTGAATTTAACGGATTCCAGATAAAAATTGTAAGTAGTGGAACAAATGAGGCAGAAGCACCGGTGTTTAAAGATTTAAGGGTAATAGCATTAGCATGATAAGAGTTGAAGGGCATAAAAATCTCTATAGAGATGAAAAATCTGGTGCTATCATTAACTATGATAGTAACGGATATGCACAATATAAGAAAATGAAGTCTCTAAGATTGACGGAAAAATCTGAAATTCAGAGTTTGAGAGCAGAATTAGACGAAATTAAATCATTACTTGCTGAACTTATAAATAAATCATAGATCATCATTATTATTGTATAGATGGCAGCAGTATATGTCAGTAATCTTGTTGTAAACACGGGAGCGACATTCACACAGAAGTTTACTTTAGAGAATGTCTCATCAAACTCAGCTTTAGATGTAACTGGGTATGGTGTTGCTGCAAAAATGAGAAAGCATGCATCAAGTGTAAGTTGTGCTGCAACTTTCACTTGTTCAATCGCAGATGCTACTGGAGGAGTGATTCAAGTAGGATTGTCAAGTGCAATCACTGGATCATTGAAAGCAGGACGATATCAATATGATGTTGTCGTTAAGGATTCTGCAGGTGAAGTGACAAGAGTTGTTGAAGGATCTGTCTTAGTTCGTAAAGGTGTAACACGCGAGGATGACGTATGAGCAATCAAATTAAAGTTAGAGTTGGTAATCAAAACGCTGTTAAAGTTGTTTCATCTTTAGCAGGAAACGTTAGTGGATCTTTATCAGGTTTATCTGATGTAGAAATTAACAACCCACAAAATGGTATGATTCTCGTATATAACGCAACCACGGCTAAATGGACAGGAACTCTTGAATGTACACCCGGTGCGGTTCAAAATTTAGATATCAACGGAGGAAACTTCTGAAATGGCAAGTTTTATTAGGATAAAAAGATCAACTGGGTCAACTGCCCCAAGTAATCTACAATTTGGTGAATTAGCGTTAACAATCGCAGCAGGTACACAGGCAAATAAAGGGGAAAGACTTTTTGTTGGTGATGATGCAACTAATGCAGACGTTGTTGGAGGTAAGTACTATACTGATCTCTTGGCACATGCTCCGGGAACTCTTGCAAGTGTCACAAACCCCACTACCGCATCAAATGGTTTTGGAGTAATAGTTGATCAGAATAGAAAGATAGATCAATGGAATGTAGATGACTTAAGAATTGATGGAAGAACAATATCATCCCAAACAACAGATGCACATGTCGTAATAGATCCAAATGGATCAGGAGAAGTTCATATTCCTGATGATACCAAGTTAGGTTTTGGTGGTGGAGCAGATGGTTTATCTGCTGCTGATGCGACAATAGAATATGATGAGAATGGAACAGATAGATTAAAATTTGCTGGTGCAGCAATTAATTTTGACAATACAACTCAATCAACAAACAAAGATACTGGTGCTGCTGTATTTGAAGGTGGTGTAGGTATTGAGAAAAACTTAAATGTTGGTGGAGATATGCAGGTAACTGGCATATCAACATTCATTGGTGGTATTAAAGTTCCTTCAGCAATAACAGTTGGTAATATTGGTATTCACTCAAATAAAATTGAGACACTTGCAGGTGGTGGTAATCAAATATTCATTGACCCATTCCCAAGCGGATTGAGTAATGAAGGTGATGTAATCATCAAAGGTAACTTACAAGTTGATGGTACAACAACACAGGTTAACTCAACAAACGTATCTGTTAATGATGCGATAATGAAGGTTGGTGATGTAACCAGTGTTAGATCTGTCATGGCGACTGTAAGCAGTGGTGCTAATACAATCACAGTTGATTCAGTTACAGGATTACAAGTATCTGATGTTGTTGCTGCAACTGGAATCCCCAATAATACAACAATTAGTTCTATTAATACTGGTACAAAAGTAATCACCCTGAGTGCTAATACAACTGCTGGCATTACAACAACTTCACAATTAACAATAACTCACGCGAAGGATACAAATACTGACCGTGGTATTTCATTCAACTATAATACAAGTTCAGGAACAGCTAATAATAAACTTGGTTTCTTTGGAATGGATGATAGTGCTACCTCACACATCAATGGTAGTAGAAAATGGACTTATGTTCCAGATGCAACCAATACAGCAGAAGTAATTTCTGGTACAAAAGGATATCTTGACATCAAAGGTATCTACTATCAGTCTGGAGACTTCGCAACACACGGTATAGTATATTTTGATAGTGGTGGATTACAAACCTCCACAACCGCTCCTAGTGCTGCCACATTTACTTCAACTCAGATATTAACAGCAGTAACTGAAATAGTTGTATCTCTACCAAGTGCACTTAATGTCACTGCAGGTCAATACATGAGACAAGCAGGTGGTGGATCACAAAGTGGTATTGTTAAAACATCATCAAACACTAACTCTGTGACTCTCATTGGAGTTGAGGGTACATTCAATACATCAAATGACCTATTATTAAACGGAGCTGCTACTGGAATAACACCTTCCTCCGTCTCAACTACATATACTAGCAGACCCATGTTTACAACCACAATCGATGGGGGCTCATTCTAACTCATAAAAAATCATGGCACAAAATAATGACGTTGATGTGAACACTTTGATTAAACTCTATAATCAAAAAATTGCAACATTGACAAACCAAAATATTCTTTTGGAAGCGAAATTGACAACAGTAATGACTGACTTTAATGATGAAAAAACCAAGTTAGCTGCAACAGCACTTGAGTGGCAAACAAAGTACGAAAATCTAGCATCTGAGGTAGAAGCAGAATAATGTCGGTATCTAAACCTGAAAAACGAGAAGAACTTGTAGACTATGCTCTAAGGAAACTAGGAGCTCCTGTATTGGAGATAAATCTTGCTGACGAACAAATTGAAGATTTGTTAGACGACGCTATACAGTTTTTTCAGGAAAGACATTATGATGGTATTGAGGAAATGTACCTCAAGCACGAATTTACTCAACAAGAGATAGATCGAGGAAAAACACATCCGGGTGCGACTGGAATATCAACAAATTCACTCGTAACCACTACAGGAATATCAACCTCTATTAATTCTGGATACGGAACCACCACTTCTGTTTATACAGAAAATTCAAACTTCATACAGTTACCAGAACATGTGATTGGTGTTGAGAAAATTTTTAAATTTGATTCCAGTTCTATATCAGGTGGAATGTTTAGTATAAAGTATCAGTTATTTTTGAATGACTTATACTATTTTAACTCTGTTGAATTACTACAATATTCAATGGTCAAGAGTTACTTAGAAGATATTGACTTCTTACTAACTCCTGAAAGACAAATAAGATTTAATAAAAAACAAGGAAGACTTTATCTTGATATGGATTTTGCATCCATAAAAGAGGGTGATTTTATAGTGATTGATTGTTTAAGAGCGTTAGATCCTGAAAAATACAAAAAGATTTACAATGATATGTTCTTGAAGATGTATTTCACTGCTCTGTTGAAAAGACAGTGGGGACAAAATTTAATAAAATTTAGAGGAGTAAAACTTCCCGGTGGATTGGAATTAAATGGAAGAGAAATATATGATGATGGTCAAAGGGATTTAGAATTTGCTCTACAAAAAATGAAAGAAGAATATGAGTTACCACCTCTTGATTTCATAGGTTAGTATGCATGGCACTCAATCCGTTTTTTCTACAAGGATCTCAAGATGAACAGAGATTAATTCAAAATCTCATAAATGAGCAGTTGCAAATTTATGGGGTGGAAGTCACTTACATACCAAGAAAATTTGTAAATAAACAATCTATCATTGAAGAAGTTCAATCATCAAGATTTGATGATAATTTTCTTCTTGAAGCATATGTTAATAATTATGAGGGGTATTCTGGTGCCGGTGATGTAATGACAAAGTTTGGTGTGAGTTTAAGGGATGAAGTTGCACTAACAATATCACAAGAAAGATTTACAGACTTTATTGCACCATTTTTAGATCCTGATGACTATGAGTTAGGATCAAGGCCACGTGAGGGTGATTTAATTTATTTCCCATTAGGTCAAAGGTTATTTGAAGTCAAATTTGTTGAGCATGAAAAACCTTTTTATATGCTTCAAAAGAATTATGTTTATGAATTACAATGCGAACTCTTTGAATATGAAGATGAAATTATTGATACATCTATTGATGAAATTGATGAACAAGTTCAAGATGAAGGATTTATCACTACTCTCAATCTTGTAGGAACTG